GCCTGGGCGTGGAAAAAGCCGGAGTCCGCCGAGGTGCCTGGTGGGCCTGGTTCACCTTGCGGGCCGACCTGGCCGATGGTCACGGGGGCAATGATCGACATGGGCCGAAGGGTGATTGGCGCGGTAATCTCGTTAGCCATAGGTCACGTCCCTCCTGATCACAATCAGGCCCGCGTACAGGGTGCGAACCGTGCCGGCAGTATCGGTGGTCTCAAAATTGTAGATCCATTTACCGGTCGCCAGTGGGAGTGCCTGGGGTGCGACGATAAACTCCCAGGCGGCAGCATCGGAGATGGTGATTAAGCCCTTGCCCGCGACCTCCTCAGAGACAAACTCATACCCCAACACATCCCTGGGCGTGCGAAACTGCATCCGGCAGGAGGCGACCGGGAAGGGCGGCGGTTCCAGCACTGGGACTTCCTCGGTGCCGGTATTAAACTGCACCGGGCCGATGGTCATTCCTTCCCAGGTATCACCGGCCATGTGATCGTTCAGGTTAACTGTGGCTGGCAACATTATTGTGGCCTCCTTTGAGATCGGTTATTTTTTTCTGCTGTTCGCCGAGCAGTGATCCGATGACCTGGCGAAACAGGGCGTCGTTTTGCTGTATTTTGGCGGCAAGTTCCGCGACTGTTATCCCGCGGGCGGTGGCGAGAGCCGTGAGCAGCGGGGTGGGGGCGGTGTTGTCGGACAGCCAGGCATGGGCCTCGGTGAGTTGGATGGGCCAGGTTTCGCGCTCTTCCGGGGTGTACGGCGAGGCGATGGCGGTCATCTGCCGGGCGTAGCGGGCGCGGATTGCCTGGGATGCGGCGGCAAGCTGTTCGGCCTCGACCTCGGCCTCGGTTTTTAGGCGGAGGATGCCATCGGTTAGGATAAGGCGGGCACGATCCTGGTAGAGCATGGCCACCGGCTGAGTGGTGGGCAGTTCAACGGCATGCAGCTCAAAATGATTGCCGGAAAGGTGGCGGACATGGATCCGGGTGAGGGTGGCCAGGTCGATCAGCCGCTCGCCGTCCCAGCGCAGGCGTTCGACGCCGACACCGGGCGGCAGGGGGCCGATCTCCACCGGGCCGGAGCCGACCGAGATGATGAGGTCTTCGGAGAGTAGGGCTTTCATTTTGGGCCGTCCAGGGCAGGGGTAAGTTTTCCGGCCAGCAGCAATCCGGCGGTGATCTGATTTGCCCGCACAGTCTCATTGCGAAAACTCTCTACCGCCGCCCCGGTCTGTCTGGTTTCTTTGGCATTTTCAATCAACAGGATGGGCAGCCAGGCGATTGCGCAAGCCCATTCGTCGACCTCTGCTCCGGTATTAGGGTGGGTGCCGCGAACCTGGATAAACCAGGCGCAGTCGAGCTGATGACAGACTTCACGGTAGAGCGGGCAGATGTTTTTAGGTTCGATTTTCATATCAATCCTTTGTTGCTATGATTACATCGACGTAATTTACCCGGAGATCAAGATTGTGGGAGTGACTTCCGCTACTGCCGGTGCTCCCCGAGGCAACGCTGCTGCCGCCAGGGTCGGAGGTAGTCCCGCCCGCGCCATACCCTGCTTCGCCGCTGCAAGGGTTAAAATATGTGTGGGTGTGGCTCGGCATCTGCGCAGTCGTTAACGTATGCCCATCCGTCGCTGTCCTGCCAAACGCCGTGGAAAATGCCACACTACCCCCACTTGATGCAGTGCCGGAAACTACCCGCAAGGTTTTATCATTGTGAGTAGTTGATTTAGTCCACCCGGTAGGAGCAGTGGTTTGGGCAAACAGCATTGCGGTGCCGGTGGGAAACGATGGTGACAACCCTGCCGGTTTGCCAAGTACCAAATCAAACATATCCTGCCAAGCGCTATTGGCCTCGTTGCGCACGCAGAGCATGTGCCGGGTCAGGTCTACCCAGGGCATGCCGGCCACCGGGTTGGCTGGGGCACCGGCGCCGCTGAACTGGCTTTTTAGGGCGGCAAAATTGTTTTCGATGTTTTGCAGATCGGTCTGGGCCGTGTTGTTTGGATTAAACACATCGGCGGTATAAGTTTGCGACATGGCAGGCTCCTTACTGGCAGAATTTCAAGGTAAAGCCCTCGACCAGGGCATTGATCGTCAGGCTGGGGTCGATGATTTCGATCTCAACCTGGTAGTATCTGCCCTCGACGATGGCCGATAAGATTTCCAGCCGCTCCACCGTGTTGGTCGGGGGGTTGGTGTCGCCGTACCACAGCTTGCAGCGTACAGTGGGGGCGGCGGCGGACTGGAATATCTCCCGCCATTTCCGGGTTACATCCAGCTCGGCCCAGGTGGTGGCTCCGGGGACAACAGCCCCCCAGGTCTGGCCCTCGCCGGTGACCACCAGATCAGCCAGGATATAGGCGAGGTAGCGGCCAGAGGCACCCAGGTCGATTACCGGCGAGAGATAACTGCCGGTAAGATTGCCTGCGGTGTGCGAGCATTTGAGGTGATTCGCGCCGCTGTATTCGACCATCTCGGTGTTGGTAAAGGTGCCGCTGGTGTAGTCGCCGGTCTCGGTATCCTGCACGGCCCAATGATCCGGTGGATCGATCAAGGAGACATAGGCGGAGCGTGGGGTGTCGCCGTACAGGCCGTTGCTGGATTTGGTATTGCAAAACAGGGTGTGATTGCCCGGTTTCACCCCCGGCAAGGGCAGATTCGGCGAGGAAAGTGAGGCGAGAAAGGTAGCGCTTGACCAGGACAGGCCCAGGCGAAACTCGTAAAGCTCAACATCCTGGTCGCTCACCTGGGCAGAATAGGCCCGGATGGAAGAATTTTCGCCGACGATAACCTCAAGACTGGCCAGCGATTCGGGAGCATCATTGCGGCCCAGCACGGTGTGGCTGACTACCGGGGCCTGGTTGAGCGGGGCGCGCAGCTCGCCCATGGCCACGCTGATCAGGCGAAGATAGTAGGTCGAGCCCTCTTCCACCGGGTCGAGGTTGAAACCGGTGCCGGTGCTGTCGAACTGATGGGTGTAAGTGGCTCCGGCATCAAGCGAGATCCAGACCTCCACCCGATCAAACCAGGGATAGCCTGCGGGCAGGGCGTAGTTCACTATCAGCCGGGTAAAGGTGCGCAGGCGGAAACTGTAGTTTTGCTCTACAATCTGGATGTTGCCCACCTCGGGCGGCGGGGTGGTGCGGTCGGGGAGGGTGCAGGTGTAGACGCCCTCAAGATCGGCGTCGTAGGTATGGTTGTAAAGGGCTTCATCCTCGTAGGCAAAGACCAGCGATACGGTGCCATCCTCGGCCCGGTCTTTTTGCTGGACGCGCAGGAGCTGGTTGGCGATTGATTTGGCGGTGCAAGAAAAATCAACCAGGTCGTGAGACTCAAGGCCTACGCAGTCATCACGAAAGCCGCCGCTAAGCGAACGGTCAAGCCTTCCCCGCTCCAGAAAATAGGTGGCGATCTCACCCACATGGGCCTTGTCGGTGGAGCCAAGCAGGGACATTTCGTTGACCACCCCCAGGCTCTCGCCCACATTGAGATCATCCACCGAATAGCCCTTGGCCGCATCGACGAATTTTACCAGCAGGCCATCGGCCCTGCCGAACTGCGAGGCCTGCGAGATAACGATGGATGACTTGCCGCCGGGGGCCTGGATGATGTGATTGTCGTCAATGACCATGGCCACGGACTCGTAGTTGAGATCGGAGTAGCGCAAAACGTATTTGCCGCCGCTCCAGATGATCTCGCCCCGGAAATGGCGGAGGATATCCTCCAGAATATCGAAAGACCTGCCCCGATCGGCGATGACCAGGTTGAGGTGCCAGCCCTTGAGGTCGCAGTAGTTGGCGGCGGAGATCCAGGAGGGCAGATCGACCAAGGCCGGGTCGTTGCCCAGGCCGTAGCGGGTGGAGACAAACCAGTCGTAGGCGGCCAGGACCGGGTTATCGCTCCAGGCGGTGGCGGCGGTGCGGATATCATAGAGCTTGCGGCCCTTGAGCAGCAGGGTGATGAGCGGCTTGCCGCTGAAATAAGTGCGGTCGTACTGGAGCTTGAAAACCCCGTAGGCGGTATGACGTTTGCTGTCCGTCCACTTGGGCACGGCGGTGGACAGATTAGTATCAACGGTCTGGCTGGCGGTGCCGGGATGAAACCAGAACTCGGCCTTGCCGCCGTAAGTGTCGGAGAGGCGGTCATCGAGAAAAACCTGGGGGACGCTGTCGATTTCGACAATGCCCTCAACCTCGCCCTCGGCGAAGTTGTATACCAGCCAGAGATCCGTGTTGTCTGCCCCGGTGGCCTCGATAAAGACCTCGTTGCCCGCCAGCTTGTACTGACCATAGACTACCCGATGCGGCTCCTGGCTGGAGCGGGTAGGGAGCTTGAAGCCGCCGCGCTCCACGGTGCCGCCTGCGCCGCCGGACGATTTTTTTGCCATAGACTGCTGGAGCAGGCCGGAAACCACCGAGGCCCCGGCCATCCAGAGGAAGGCGGCCATGCCGGTAGCGACAATAACCTCGCTGGCAATAAGTCCGGCAACGACTAAAGGGATTGCTGCTGGCATCGCCAAGCCCTCTCGATGTTGTAATGCCGGATAGACGAAACGCCGATGCCGTGAGACTCAGAGGCGGCGATGATGTTGCCGTTGCCGCCGTCGATCGCTAAAAACGGGGGGGTGTCGGAGTTTTGCAGGCGCAGGAGCAGGATGTCCCCGGCAAAGGCAAAGGGTGGGGACACCAGGGGCAGAGTGGAATCCATGAACTCTACCATCAAGGCCTTGGCCGCGATCGGATCAGAGAGAAACAGGGCCGGGTAATCCTGCCGCTTCACCCCCTGATACTCATCGGGGATAGCCAGACCGCGCTCGGCCAGGTAGAGCAAGATGGCGGAAAAGCAATCCACCGCTCCCAACTGGTAGGGCAGGCCGATGAATTTCGCGCTGATGGCGGCCAGGCTCATGGAGTAACCTCCGGGGTCTGGCCCCACCAGATGTTGGCATTTTCGATGCTCGGTAGCCAGCGTTCGCCGCCGAAATTGGCGGTGTTGTTTAACGACTCGCAGCGGGCATAGGAGCGATCGCACTTGCTCTCGCTGCCGGTGTAGCCGCATTCAAGACCCTTGAACACCCGCCAG